CCCTTGCCAAAAGTTGCTGTTGTTGTTATAATAAGTACATAAACTAAAGAAAGGAAAGAAATTATGGCGTATGTATCTCAAGAAGAAAAGAAAGCCCTTGCTGTTGAAGTCAAGAAAGTCTGCAAGAAGTATGGGTTCAAAGTGAGTCTGAGTGTAAGACATCACAGTACTTTGGTCGCAAAGGTCAAAGGTGCGAAACAAGTCCTAGAGGGTTACTGTGCAGAACAGATGACCCCTAGAAAAGTAGAGAAGAGGGAGTTTTACGGTTATAAGTTCAACCCTGCGACTGTTCTAGAAGAGTCTGCAAAGTGGGGTCACGATGTGAACCTTCACTGGTTGGAAGAGAACTACTGTCCTACTGGAGTGAAGTTCTTGAAAGAACTGAAGGAAGCAATGGAAGGGCCTGAGTTCTTCTGTGAAGATGACTCAATGACCGACTACTTCCACAGAAGTCACTACACCGATGTTCAGTTNTNNGCATAAGGAAAAGATATGGGAATGTTAGAAGAATACTTTGAATTTTTNGATGACTTGAGAGAGTCTGGTGAAATCAACATGTTTGGTGCCGCAAAGGTACTACAAGAAACGTTTGGTTTGGTCAANTATGAATCAAGAGACATCGTCTCTGCGTGGATGGAGACATTTAACTAAATGATATATAAGGCAGTGTTGTGACAATAAGTGCAGAACAAGAAGAACAACGTAGTAAGATTAAGAAGTTAATTTTAGAAACGAACGAAAAAATGTGTGAGGCTCTAGTTGAGGGAAACCAAGGACTAGTTGCCTCATGTACATATATGATTGCAGAATACGAATCAATGCTTGAAGAATATTGTACATATCACAACATTTCAAAGTACTAAAACGTATATATAATATTAAGAGGAAATTATGGAAAAAGAAGTGTTTGAAATCTTTGAGGATTTCAGTAAACTAAAGACTAGGAAAGACAAAGTTCTTTTCTTAAAAGAGCAGGGTAATCAAATCCCAGCCATCAAAGATGTTTTACGAGGTGTTTTTGACGAACGTCTAAAGTTTGTCTTACCCGAAGGTAAACCCCCATACAACCCAAATAGACCTGAGTCTGTGCCATCATCCCTATTGAAACTACATCGACAATTCGGTAATTTTGTGCAAGGTGCAAGGGCGGGTCAATTATCTTCGTTGCAAATCGAAAAACAATTTATTCAACTGTTGGAAAGTATTCATGCTGAAGACGCACTCATTGTGTGTAACATGAAAGATAGAATTCCACCAGTCAAAGGTTTGACTAAGAAATTAGTAGAGGAGGCCTTCCCTAACCTACTATCTTAAATTTTGTTATGTTTCTTTAAATAACAGCAGGAGAGCGTTTAATGCCAAGAAACCAAATAGAGAGATTAAAGAACGATAGTCGAGAACTAGATAACTACATCCACCGTCTCAAAAAAAAGGGAAGAGACAATTTAGCGCACAAGTTATCGACAAAACAATTGTACCTTAATCAAACTATTGCCGAGTACGAACAAGGAAATCAAACTCAAATTCTAGCATAAGGTAGGTGGTCAATATCTCGGAGAGGGGACTCGTTCCCCTCTTTCGTTATATGGAATTAAATTATGAATCTAACAATGTTAAAATCTAAAATCCACGGTGCAATCGTTACCGAGTGTGATTTAAAATACGAAGGTTCTATTGCAATCGATGAAGATTGGATGGACGCAGTCGGAATACTCCCCAACGAACAAGTAGATGTTGTCAACCTAAATACAGGTGGACGATGGACTACCTATGCCATTCCATTTAAACGTGGGACGAGTTACATAGGTGTCAATGGTGCTGGTGCGAGATTGGCTGTACCTGAAGATGAATTAATCATCATGGCGTATTGTCAACTAACCCCGTTCAAAGCAAGACGATTAAAACCGCAAATTATAACTGATAAGGAAATGTATACATAATGCCTTTATATACTATCAAAAATAAGAAAACCGAAGACACTCAAACGTTGATGTGTTCTTGGGATTCTCTTAATGAAAAGTTGGCAGAACTCGGTGATGACTGGAGTCAAGAAATTGGAGCTCCCGCATTAATAAGTGGTACTGGCAATGTTATCAATAAGACAAGTGGTGATTGGAAGAACCTAATGAAGAAAATTGAGAAAGGTGCTGGTGGTGCCAGAGAAGGGAGTAATATCAAGACATGACAATGAAACGTCTCAAGATAGACCATTTGATGACATACGATGCAATAACATCTAATCAACAAATTGCATACGAATCTTGGAAGGACGGAGACCATCTTGTTCTCTGTGGTTCTGCGGGTACTGGTAAAACCTTTGTTGGTATGTACCTTGCACTACAGGATGTCATGGACAAATCTTATGACCAAGATAGACTTGTTATCGTAAGAAGTGTAGTCCCTACCAGAGAGATGGGTTATTTGCCTGGCTCTGTAGAAGAAAAGGTTGATGCTTATACTGCACCCTATCGTGCAATCGCAACCGAACTATTCAATGAGAAGACTGCATACGACAATCTAGAACAACAAGGGATTATTGAGTTTGTATCAACATCGTTTATACGTGGTACAACTCTGGATGATTGTGTGGTGTTGGTTGATGAGATGCAGAATCTTACATACCATGAACTAGACAGTATTATTACAAGGGTGGGACGCAACAGTCGTATCATCTTCAGTGGTGACTACTATCAGTCTGACCTCAAGTCGGGTTCAGACAAAAAAGGTATCCTTGACTTCATGAACATCATGGAAGTCATGAATAATTTTACAACCGTAGAATATGGATGGGCAGATATCGTCCGTTCCGACTTTGTCAGAGACTATATAATGACAAAGGAGATGGTTGAAAGAGGAACGATTAAATGAAATTAAGTAAAAACTTTTCACTCAAAGAGTTTACCAAGTCTATGACTGCAACTCGTTTGGGTATTGATAACACTCCCCAAGACGAACATCTAGAAGCTGCGAAGGCACTGTTCGAGAACTGTGTACAGAAGGTTCGTGAACACTTTGGTATCACTCGCATAAGTTCTGGTTACAGGGGCCCTGAATTAAACAAAGCAGTTGGTGGTTCGTCTAAATCACAACACTGTAAAGGTCAAGCAGTTGACTTTGAGTGTGATGGTACAGATAATCTAGAAGTCGCAAAATGGATTAGAGATAATCTAGACTTTGACCAAGTCATCTCTGAGTTCTATGTAGATGGTGACCCAACGTCTGGTTGGATTCATCTATCCTACGTAAGTCCTGAAGAGAATCGTAACAGGTGTTTAACTGCACAACGTGTAGATGGTAAAGTCCAGTATAGTGTTGGATTACCTGTGTGAAACATGTACGGGTGTTTTCAATAGAGAACTTTGACAGTCTACAGAAAGAAGCACTGTCACTGATTCCAGTTAACACCAAACAAGTCTATGGGGACTATGATGTTCATGGAGACCCCAAACAGTGGCAACCCAAGACCAAACCGTATTACGATGTTACCATGCGTATGATAAAGAAGGCCTGCGATACATATTGTAATTCGTGGGGATGTACTTCTTGGAATCTTAATACGTTATGGTATCACGCCTACAACGAAGGTGGAACATATCGGAGTCACACTCACACCTTGACAAATATGACTGGTGTGTTACACTTGTTATTAGAAGATGAAAGAGACTGCACCAACATTATGAATTTTGAAAACAACATCAAACAAGGTGAGGTTGTCTTGTTCCCCTCTATGCACCCACACAAATCTGAAGCTGTTCATGGAATTAAAATCATTATTGGTTTTAACTGGGACATCCACCATGACATGAAATTACATGAGGAAGTACAGTGAATCTGATATATCAATATATGATAACCAACGAAGAGACAGAAAAACGTGCTCCCGTTCCACAGTATCCTCAAGGTACTAGGTCAGAACTCTATCGTGTAACTGGTGATTTATCTGCAAAGTCGTTTCAAATCTATGCGGATAAGATTGGATGTGAACATCACTACTCAACCAAACAAGTGTTTACTAAGGGTAAGACTGGTTCAACTGTTTTATTGTTTGAATGTCTACGTATGATTTACGACCCCATGTATGACAAGTACGACAAAGTCGCATTCATTGATACCGATATCATCTGCAACACCGAAGAGAATATCTTCGATGAGACCAATGGTTACGATGTAACAGGTGTATTCGAATCTGAAATTAAGACTGCAAAGGGTGGTGGGTACAACACTTGGGACTACAGTGACAAAACTAAGAACGAACTGATTACCAAGTATGAACGCAATGGTATCCCAATAGTCCCCACAGAACCCCCATACAGACCCTCTTGTATCACTACCTTCAATACTGGTGTATTGGTGTGGACTAAGGAAGCACGTCTGAAAGCAAGGGAAGAGTTCGATGATTGGTATGAATATATGGCAGATGGTGATAAACACGGTGACCCGTTCTGGTTGAACAATGACCAACCTTGGATATCTGGTCAACTAATGAAACATGGATTTAATGTCCAAAGTATAGACCAGAAGTGGAATGATACTCCTACCCATTGGCCCGATGACCGTGGATATGACATGAACTTCCTCCATTATACTGGGGGTGGTAATAAGGTTGTTATGTTAGATGACTATAAAAAGGGTAAATTTAAGTACCTGTAACGCTTGCCATTATTGGTTATTCTTGTTATAATAACCACATGAAGACAGAAACTAAACTAATAAAAGGAAAAGAAGTGTTAAGTCAATACCATAAGGTAATACTTACAGATGCGGATGGTGTCCTACTAAACTGGGGATACGCTTTCGATGTGTGGATGACCGAGAAAGGTTATACCGCAGAAAACAAATTAGAATACAATGTCGGTACGATATATGGTATTACTAAAGAAGAATCAAGAAAACTAGTCAGAGAGTTCAACGAATCTGCCCATATGGGTTTTGTGCCTCCATTAAGAGACGCAATCCAGTATGTCAGAAAGTTGCACGAAGAACACGGTTATGTGTTTCACCTGATTACTTCAATGAGTAAAGATGAGAACGCACAGAAGCTGAGAACAATGAATATCAAGAAGTTGTTCGGTGAGACTGCGTTTACTAAGTTCATCTACCTTGATACTGGTGCAGACAAGGATGAAGTCCTTGCAAAGTATGAAGGAACAGACTATACTTGGGTCGAAGACAAGGTTGAAAACGCCATTGCTGGTGCAAAGGTTGGTCTTGACTCTATTGTCATGGAACATGGATACAACATGCATGACGAAAACTTCCCGCTCATGAAGGGTTGGAAAGATGTTTACGAATATCTAGTCGGTTAAAACTTCCCTATATACCTACATGAGATATGTAGGTTATTCAGAATTGTATCACGATGCAGCCCTTGCCATTGTTAATCCCGATGGCGAGGTTGCATTCGCATCCCAAGCAGAACGTTACAGTGGTCTAAAAATGGACTCACTGATACATCCGTCTATGTGGCATTTCGTTAACAACGATGACCTCGTCACCTTCTATGAAGATACCGCATTGCGTCAAGCAAAGATGGGTGGTATTCGAACCTTTGGTCAATGGAGTATCACAGGGTTTACTTCACGCAGTCAAGAACTAAAAACACCAATCCACACCTCACTAGATTTCGATAGATTTAATTCTCACCACGAAAGTCATCACGCACTTGCGTTTTTCACACGGCCGTGGGAATCAAAAGAAGATACTGTAATGGTATCTATTGATGGTTCGGGAGAAGTAGAGTCATTAACAATCTATGACCACAACTTCCAAAGTCTCAAAACTATTGATTGGCCACAATCCCTTGGAACAATATATTCTACAGGATGTGTTGCCTTAGGTATGAAACCACTTCGAGATGAGTACATCTTAATGGGTCTCGCATCCTACGGTGAGTCCAACGAAGAACTATACAAACTATTACACAATTGTTACTATTGGTTTGAGAGTGAAGATGGTATCAACACAAAACAAATTGTCGAGTTCGAAGGTAGAGTAATCGCAGAGAGTCCACTCTCCGCAAAGTTTGCCAAGTACGAAGACCGAATATTAAAAACAGCAGAGAAACTAACTTCAGAAGATGTTGCGGCAACCGTACAAAAGTTCTTTGAGGTTGAAGTTCTAAAGATAATGAAAGAAGCACGTAAGTATGGTTCTAAGTTGGTCTACTCTGGTGGGTGCGCTCAGAACGTTACCGCAAACAGTCTTATACGTCCAATGTTCGATGAGATGCATATCTCTGTTGCACCTAATGATGCGGGTAACGCTCTTGGGTGTGCGGCATACACATGGCACAAAGAGACTGGTGGTACACACCTAAAGTGGTCTCCGTATTTGGGACACAACATAGAACGTGACATAGACCCCAAAGAAGTCGCACAGTATCTTGTAGACAATAAGGTATGCGGAGTTGCAAATGGTCGTGCGGAGTATGGCCCTCGTGCATTGGGTAATCGTTCATTACTCGCAGATGTGAGATATGATGTGAAGGATACCGTCAATGATATCAAACAGAGACATCGATTCAGACCTTTTGCTCCCGCAATACTATCGGAACACGCAGAAGACTACTTCGATGGCCCGATGAATCAGTACATGCAATTCATTGCGAAGGCAAAACATTCCTACGATTCGGTAACTCACGTTGATGGAACTGCAAGGGTTCAGTTAGTTGAACCTGATTGTGAGTCCGTCCTACGTCAGATACTAGAAGAGTATTACAAATTAACGGGTGTACCGATGTTACTAAATACATCATTGAACATTCGAAATAAACCTATGGTTAATACTATAGAAGATGCTATAGAATGGGAAGAAAAATATAAAGTAAAAGTATTTTAGGAGAAGTACAATGGCAAAACAAATTGCAGACACACCTGTAGGACAGGCAACAGTTGACTTGGAAAAGTATACTGAGTTAGTTCTCAAGGTGGACGAAGCACAAGATAAAATTAAAGAGATGGAAAAACTCTCTAAAGAACTACAAGTCGTATCAGCGGCCGCAAAACCAGTACCAAAAGGTTTCTGGTCTTTGTTTCGAGATGAGAACGACATCAATGAGAAATCTATTATTGGATTTGCATCATTTATAATGATGGTCGTATTCGGTATATTCGATTTAATTACTGCAATGAACGGTGTACAGTTAGAGATATCTGATACAATCTACACATCCTTTGTTGTTGTAACATTAGGTTCGTTTGGTATCGCAGAAGCAGGAAAAGCATTCGGCAAATAGAATGGAAAAAATTAGGTGGAGAGGAACTTGGGGTGTTGGTGATGCGATGCTCGCCCTCAACGTGTGTCACAGATATTGTTATGATAATAACATAAAAGTGAATCTTGAGATGCACTGGGAACATGGTGAGGAGTACTTACACTCACCAGAAGACCCTGAGACAATCATCGAAAGAATGGAGTGGATACATACACAGTATCATCGACAAGATGATGTTACCTTGACCCACGTCTATAACTCTGACCTGTTTGATAAGGGTAACGTTAATCCTGACAAACAAAAAGATAGATTCTATTTCGACTCAAATGCATACAAACCTACAGGAGCTCCCAGAAACGATTGGGTGTTTAAGAAAAACTTATATCGTAATCACGAGAAGAACAAACGTATAGTTATCTGGACACCCCACTATAATACAGAACAACCAAGATTGTGGAAAAGATTCTTGACAAAAGATGATTGGTCGTGTATAATAAGCTTAATGCGTAGGGAGGGTTGGATACTGACTGAACTAACATATCGAACACCTATTAGAGATGCGTTTAACCAGATACAAAGAGCAGATTACGTAGTGTGTTATGATGGAATGTGGCACTACATTGCAAAGAACTTTAGTACACCTATATTCATTCCATCGTGGGAAGGTATCACATCTTACGCTTGTCCTCAAGTAGTATGTAGGCCTAATAGAAAACACGTCTTAGAATTCTTTGAAACGTTCTTTGATGAGGGTAGACATCACATGGATAAGAAAGCAGATAAATACCTACAAAGACTCGGAAAGTTATATGAAAATTGATAGAGCAGTAATTGAAATTAATGGTGGGTGTAACTACTCATGTACTATGTGTCCACAGGATACACGTACTGGTGGAAGACATAAAGACTTTCTCAAGAAGATGGGACTAGAAGAGTTTGAGAAGAATGTCGCAGATTGTGCTCAACATGGATTAAGAGTAGTCAACCTAGAAGGTAGTGGAGAACCCACACTGAATAGAAACCTACCTGAGTACATTAAGATTGTAAAGAAGTATGGAGCCAAGTGTTTCATGTTCTCTAATGGATTCCGTATGCACGGTGACTTCATGAAGAAGTGTGTTGATGCGGGATTAGACTTCTATAGATTTTCATTCATTGGGTACAACCCTGAGAAGTATGATGAATGGATGAATAATATCATTGGAGGAAACTTCAATACTATTGTAAATAATATACGTGAAATGAAAGCGTATGTTGATGAATCGAAATCTGACTGTGTGGTCGCAACCTACCATCTGATTCTTGACAACAACAATATAAATAATGAATTGGACGCTTATAAAAGTCTAGTCAACGGTCTTGGTGTAAAAACTGAGATATGGAAAATGCACAACTGGTCTGGTGTATACGAGATTGGTGAGAACGAGAGAACGGGTGAGGTAAAAACTTGTGGTAGACCTTTTAGTCCCGATGTGGTTATTCGTGCTGGCGGTACTGGCGGTAAAAGAGGTGGTGTTGCACCATGTTGCCAAGTACTCGGACAAGACGAAAAGGCCGTTCTGGGGCACACCTCTGAGAATACAATCGAAGAAATATGGAATGGGCCGGAATATACGAAACTCCGTGCTGACCATACTAGCGGAAACTATCCTGATTACTGTCGGAGTTGCGACTTTCTACTTGATGACCCAGAAGTCTTGGTATATACCAATCACGAGCGTGATTTGATGAAGATGCATGGAACTGAGTTTGACCTGAATGATTACCGATAACTTATGGATGATACAGATACCTGATAACGAGGTATCACAACATTATGTAAAACAGTCGATTCCTACATGGGATTGTCATGTTAACTTATTTGATGCATACACTCCAACCGCAATGCCCGACTATTTGAACTTTGGTAAGTTCTGGGGTCAACGAGAGTTTAGTGAAACTGAGAAGGCAGGATTCTACAGTCATCTAGAGTTATGGCAATTGTGTTTCATGGAAGACCGTCCTATCTCAATTATAGAACATGATGTGATGCGATGCAAGAAGGACATGCCTATCATAGGTAACTTCTTTGCGTTTGCAGACTTCGAGGATGAGAAAGGTTGGAGAAACTATTCTACCAGATTTAGAGGTCATCCATACTGGGGAACAGACGAACCATTGTGTCCTGTCACACACGCATACTACCTAACCCCCGATGTTGCGGAGGCGTTATTCTATGCTGTCACCTTAGACCCTCTCACCAAGTTTGTTGACGATTATATGTGGGAGTTCATGGGTCAAGACAAAGACAAGATAGTACCATATTCTAATCCTATATATTATGAACACATAGGAAGCACGATGGCTCATGAATAAAGTACCCGTACCAGTAAACCCAACCATGATGTTTTTGGAATATAAAATGCATAGAACCGAAGATATGAAAATACAAATCGATGAGGCTCTATCGCTAGATAAGTTAAATCCCACATGGTCAGAAGGCGACACACTTAAAATCACGATTGAAGACGATAGGGTTACACTAACTAAATTATGAAGAGACTGATATTCCAAGTATCGGTGGGTAAACCATCTAAACTATACGAACACTGTATTGAATCAGTCGCACATTATTGTGCGAAGTATGACATTGAACATATCGTATTGACTCAACCTAAACTAAGAATCAAACCTGATATCTTTACCAGTGGACGTAGTGAAGAATCCTACATGAAATATGGTGGGTATCTTCCCATCTTTGAAAAGGAGAATGCATTTGAATACCTTGATGATTATGACCAGATTGCAATTGTGGACGCCGATATTTACATCCGACCTGATGCAGATAACATATTTTCTGACTTTGGTACTGATTTCGCCTTTGGCGCAGTAGCAGAACGTGAGATGGATATCCAACAATGGTACGAGGGTAAGATTCAAAACTACTCTGCCATGCAGTATCGACACCTACACGGTAGTGGACAGGGTGACTTTAAACCAAACAATCTAGGTTACGAGTTCTTTAATATGGGATTGATTCTCTTGAACTCCGAACTATTCAAACCATATCTCAAAGGACAAGACCCACACACCTTTTTGAATCGTATGGAATTTAAAGACTTTGTAGATGGTACTGGTGCATACAAGTGGAGTACTGACCAGACCTTATTAAACTATTTCCTGAAGAAGTATAAGATACCTACCAAACATATGGAAGGTAAATGGAATGGACTATTTGGTGCAATCAATAATGTAAAGGATTGTAACTTTGTACATTTCTTTCTGAAGGATAAACTCCCTGACGGTGGAGAAAATGTTGACCAGTTAATGAATCAAATCATATAAATAACTAATAGACAATACCGTCAAACTTATATTAATAGAGTGAATAGGAGAACCCTAATGTTAAACCCGAACGATTTTGTGAAGAAGATTCGCAAAGATAACCAAGCCCTGTTCGAAGCGTCCAAGATGAATACTAAGGCGTATTTCGAAGGTGACCTTCCTGAAGAGGAAATGGTCAATCACTTCATTGGTCGCATGGTCAATGAACGTATGAACATGCAAGAAATCTCAATGCAGATTGCAAATGCATCCGATGACGCAGACCCTAAAGAGTTAGAACTTCTTTCTAAACAAGCAGCAGACGAAGCAAAACATTACCGTATGGTTCGAGAAGTAATCGAACACATTAAAGGTGAGAAGATTGATGTAGTCCAAGCACTTGAAGATGAGAGAAAGGCAAACACCGCAAAAGGTGCTGCACTTCTAGAGAAGTATGATGCACAAGAAGATGAGGCAGTCCTTGCCGCATATCAACTTGTTGCGGAAGGACGTGCAGAAGCTGTCTGGAATCAGATGGCAGACACCATTCAAGATGAATTCATCTCTACTCGTTATCGTGAGATTGCGAAAGACGAAGGTTTCCACAGCGCAATCGGTGGATACTCGTTACGTAAACTTGCGACAGATGAAGAGACTCAAAGTCGTGTCCAACGTGTTGTTAACGCAATGCGTAAAGACCTATTTGAAATCTCTTGTAGAAATCAAGTTGAAGCAGAAGGTTCGAGAGAACTGGTAAACGCAGCTTACGGTTGGTAGATGAAAATAGGACTCACGCAAAGAGTCCTCACGCACAATAAACAAGTACATGATTCCTTAGACCGTTGTTGGTATACATTTCTAAGGGGTCATGAACTTGTTCCTATCCCAAATCGTGAAGACTTGGATTACGAATCCCTTGCAGAATCTCTAGACCTTCTCATAATTACAGGAGGGGGAAACGAGCGTCATCGAATTACCACAGAAGTAAACATGGCAACAGAGATGTCCACTCTGGGATTACCCATACTTGGTATATGTCATGGTGCATTTTTACTGACAGAGATTCTTGGTGGTAAAACAAGAACAGGTAAAGAGAATCACTATGGTGTAGAACATATTGTACACAGTAAGTATGAACCACATTTAGTGAATAGTTTTCACAATATTGTTATTGACAAATGCCCCCCAAATAGTGTACAATTATGTACAGATGCAGAAGGTGATTGTGAATCTTGGATAAAGGATAACGTCTGTGCAATCGTGTGGCATCCTGAACGGATGGCAATACCCTATATACCTACAGAGATTATGAAGGCAACAGGATTATGATTAATATAAAAAAAGGTGAGACCTTTCAAGTTCGTGATGTATGGAGTTATGATATCACGTTTGTTGAAGGTAGATATACGAGTGACAATTTCTTAGGAACAAGTTACTTGATGGCCAAAGATTCTAATATTCATATTAGAGATGGATACTCAGTCAATGGTAAGAATTTTGCGGGACAGACAACAAAACAATTTACCGTATATGATGACTCCACAATTGCCCATATAAAATTCTATGGTTTATCCATGAATGATGAACGTCTGTTTATACCTGAAGATAAATCAACGGGCAATCTATCCTATATGGATGGTGGTACAAACACTACCGCAGTAAATCCTGGCAGACTAGGATTACCTGTTATCAACTATGTCCATTTCCCAGCAGGGATGAAACAAACCCTACACACCCATCCAAGTCAACGTATTGGTCTTATCCTTTCTGGTAAAGGTGAGATTGAACTTGACAATGGTGTAATGTTTCCTATCAAAGAAGGTGACTGTTGGGTGATGGAAAGAAATGTGCTACACAACTTTATGTGTAACCAAGGTGAAGATGTCACCCTATTTGTGTTCAGTCCTGACTCTGGTACAGGGCCGACAGATGAAATTAATCCATTGAAGGTGAGAACTTATGTCGGACAAACAAGAGTCTAAGAAACTACTTATTATCACAGGGCCGCAAGGTTCTGGAAATCATCTATTCAGTAAAGTGTTCGGTTATCATCCTGATGTAAAGGGATGGGACTTTGGTGGACAGTACTGGATACCATCTGACGAAGAACCCTTTGCGGGCTGTTGGGTTGACCCATCCAAGACAAAGAGTATGTTGACCAAAGACCATGTGGTCGCAAACGTTAGTGTACCATTTGTCTTTGATGGTGTCAAACAAATTCCTCAGATACAAGAGGTTGTCTACGAAGCACAAGATGCGGGTTACGAAGTAAAGGTCTGTATCGTAACAAGAGACCGAACCATTAACGAAGAACAACAACTCAGAGTTCGTAAGGAAATAACCCTACCTACTGCATTGCAGTACTACTACAACCTAGATGCGACTATAGAATTCATATCACATGAATCACTCTACCTTTATGGTGGTGCATATCTGAAATGGTTAAGTAAAGTTCTTGACTTTCCGATTGCATATAGTGACGAACGACTATTGAAAGATATCAAAGAGAACCAGAATGCGAAGTATGTGAAACACGTAGAGGAACACTGGTTGGATGAACACGTATGGAATGGGATAAGGCCTAAAAGTGAACGGTAAATATTTATTAATGACAGGAGCGCCAGGCAGTAGATGGTCTGGGGTTGCAAATAACATTCAAGCATCTAGTAGTTTTGACCAGACTGATTGCACTGAAGAAAGGTCATTCTCTCATCATAATGGATTAGTACACGGGGGTGCATACTTTGACCCTATGATGGAATTTGGATTACATAGAGGTGAGTGGGACAAACCTTTTTCTGGTGAAGGTATTAGACTAATAAAGTCACATACCTTATCTACATGTTTACATTACTTTGATAAGTTTCCTATTGTTATGGTAATGAGAAATGACTATGAGTGTTGGACGTGGTGGAACGAGTGTGGTGGTTTTGATATTCCATATCCTAGTTATGAATGGTACAAGAATCAAGATAACATGTTCACACAGATACAATTACAAAATACTGCTATAATGTCATTCATATATAATAAGAAGGACAAAGTAATTAAATGTAAAGATAACTTTGAAGTACTTGATACTCTAGGATTAAATGCACACCCTTATGGTGGAACACCTATCCCCAAAACAGAATGGGTTAAAGATGTGCAGAGAGATGAATATAATAAAAAGGATGTGAGTGTATATGTCTACCAACCTTAAAACCATCAATGCAGAAACTAGACAATGGTTGAAGGACTACTTCACATACGACTGGCCAAGTTCACGCACTGCGGGACTTGATAGATATTACTGGACGGGGTTTAGATTAATTGAAGAAATCAAAGAAGGGGAATCAGTTCTGGATGTTGGTTGTGGTATCAATCCTTTTAAGCGTCATATTGCCGACTTGCATGGAATTGATATTACGGACATAGGTTCTGATGAACAAGTAGATGTTCAATACTTTAAATCTGAAAAGAAGTATGACGTTGCGTTTGCATTGGGTAGTATTAACTTTTGTAGTTATGATACAATAAGAGACCAGACCGAAGGAATGGTTAACGCACTCAAACAGAAGTCTCGCATCTATTGGAGATGTAATCCCGCACACCGTGACCACGGCAATACAAAAGTAAAGGATGTTCCGTTCTTCCATTGGAGATTAGAACACCATCTTTTGTTATCAAAACGTTTTGGATACGAAGTTACAGAATTTATGCCTGACCAAAATAGATATTATGTCAAGTGGGAAAGAGAATGAAGATGTTTATACACATCCCTAAAAATGGTGGGATGACAATAAGAAAAAATAATAATATAAGACAAAGGGTCTTACTCGGTCAACCTGATAATCTAAAGAATGTCGATTATGTTAGAGGTGTTACATCTAAGATGAATAACACCCAAGACCACCCAGGCTATGAACACGCAAGGTGGAGAGACTGGAAACAGGATATAAGAGACACACATAAAGCAGTTGCAATCGTTCGTAATCCTTGGGACAGGGTATGTTCTCGTTATATGTTTGCACGAAAGGTTATATTGCACGAAGGCACTCAACCAGCGAGTTATGCGGATATCTCATCCTTCGAGGCATTCCTAGAGGAACGTCACAAGTGGGGTGGAGAAGAGTATATGTGGCATCGTGCGGTACGTGGTTGGTACAATGCATACGACCATGTATCAGATGAAGAGGGGAACAACCGTTGTGACATCCTACGGTTTGAAAATTATAATGATGATGTCAAACAATACTTTGGTTTATTATCTAATCCAGAACCCCGTAACATTACTCGTGTACCTAATGACAAAGGTACAACAGGATACGGTACTTCTTATAGGGATATATACACTAAAGATACTATTCAGATAATTGCTGACTGGTATAAGAAAGACATTGACTATTGGGGATTTGATTTCGATAGTGGTGCAACGAGGAACTATTGGAATGCTTAAAGAACTATTTGACAAGTACCAGTGTGATAAGGGTACAGAAAAACATCACTACTATAAAGAGTATGAACTATACTTTGAAGAACGTAGGGAAGAACCACTCAACTTTTTGGAGATTGGTACATTCAAGGCTGCATCTACGGCTGCATTTAATGAGTATTTTCCTAACGCAAACATATACACGATTGACATCTTCCAGAGAACCGACCCGAAGGATTTGAAAATCCTACACAGCGACAGGGTACATTGGTTGAAAGCGGATTCTATGGACGCATCTCTTGGTACGAAAATAAGAAAGAAATGGGGACAAGACATTAAGTTTGATTTTGTTATTGATGACGGAGCGCACTGGCCTGAAGCAAACAGATTAACCTTTGAAAACATTGTACCCTTTCTAAAAGAAGACGGAGTCTATTTCATTGAAGATGTGTGGCCAATGCATAAGATGAGTAGAGAAGGACTGAAACATCCGTGGTTACTACGACAACCTGATAAGTATGATATGTTAAAACACAATCGTTTCATGTCAACATTGGATGCTTACGATACAGAACACCATGACCGAATAAAAGAAACCAAATGTGGCGACACATATATTATAGCGATAAAACATAAATGACGATAAAATGTGTACTATTTGATTTGGATGGTGTCCTCGTTGACACTAAGAAGATACACTTTGACGCTTTGAATGAGGCGTTAGTTAAATATGGGTATCTCCCAATTAATTATAGAGACCATCTAGAAAAGTTCGATGGACTTACTACAGATGATAAGTTAGATATATTGGGCGTTACAGAAGACCTGATAAAAAAAATCCAAATACATAAACAGTCTGTAACTTATTACAAATTGAATACAATCAAACCTGATGCAGATATCACAGAGGTCTTTGGTAACCTAAAAGAACGTGGATATATTATCGCTGTTTGTTCTAACGCAATTGACAGAACTGTACACAAGTGTATCAAGATGTTGGGATTGGATGAATACATTGACATCATACAGACCAATGAAGACGTAACTAACCCCAAACCACATCCTGAGATTTGGTGGAATGTCATGGTTGATTGTGACATTTTTCCAGAAGAGTGTGTTATTATTGAGGATTCACCAAAAGGTCTTGCATCCGCATATCACTCTGGTGTGCCCGCACATCAAATTATTAGGGTAGATTCACCCGATGATATCAATATGAATTTGGTGAATCAAATAGAAAGTGGTAAACAAACGAAACCTAAGTGGGTGGATAAGAAAATGAATGTACTAATTCCTATGGCTGGTGCGGGTAGTCGTTTCCAGAAGGCAGGATATAGTTTCCCCAAACCTTTGATTGATGTCAACGGTAAACCAATGATTCAGACCGTAGTGGATAACATCAATATTGATGCGAACTACATCTTTATTGTACAGAAGGAACATCGTGAGAAGTACCACCTAGACAACATGTTGAATCTGATTGTACCCAACTGTAAGATTGTTGAGGTTGATGGTTTGACCGAAGGTGCAGCTTGTACCACACTACTCGCAGAAGAATATATCAACAATGAACAACCACTGTTTATTGCGAACTCTGACCAATGGGTGGGGTGGGATTCACTCGACTTCTTGTACAAAATGAATGAGTTGAATGCAGACGGTGGTATTGTTACTTTCAAAGCAACACACCCCAAGTGGAGTTATGCAAAGACTGATTCCGATGGTATGGTCACTAAGGTGGCAGAGAAGAATCCAATTAGTGACAATGCAACTGTAGGTTTCTACTACTGGAAGAAAGGACAAGACTACATAGAATTTGCAAAGGACATGATTGAAAAGGACATAAGAACCAACGGTGAGTTCTATGTTTGTCCTGTATATAACCAAGCAATTCTGGATGGCAAGAAAGTATTCGTACATGAAGCCTCTGAGATGTGGGGACTTGGTACACCCGAAGATTTAGAGTCGTTTTTGCGTGAGTGGTAATGAAGACAGCATTATGTTTATCTGGTAGATGGAACGAATATTGCCACTCTAAGTGGGTAGACCGTTCCAAACGACTTCTTCCCTTTGATGAGATATTTACTGGGACATGGGAAGGTCAAGACGTTGTTGTTGATTATTACTTCCCTGAACCTAAGAATGAATATCATCCAGTCTTTGACACCGACCCCTATCCCGATGATGCGTCTAAACTCAGACGTGACGTTTTCCCTGAACTAATACACCAAGACCAAAATTTCTTTGGTGGTAGTCAACATAGTCAGTTGAAACACGCATACGCATCCGCAAACTGGCACAAACAGATTCTCATACACAATGAGATGATGAAAACGATTCCCCCAGAATATGACATGATTATTCGAAGTCGTTTCGATGTTATTGTGTCTGAAATTATTCCGTGGGCAGATTTGTTACAAGAGTCATATGATGAGGTTCTTCCTATCGGGTTCAATTGCATGAACTACTATGGCACTCATGGTTACAATGAACTAAGGGATATGGGAAAGGAAACCACATACTATATCAATGATGCGTTGATAATGCATCCCAGAGAGTGTTGGGATACCGACTTAGTGGATTCTCTATATAAAGACAAGAAGCTAAAGAGTGCGGAAGAGGGGTGGTATCAGATACTATCTGAACCGTTTAAGATGTGGCACCGTAGTTATCATGGTGGATGTTACCTATCAGAGAGATGGGAGTATGTAAGAGATGTTGATGAAAGCCTTCATAATTAGTATGATAAACAATCACGAGTCCACAGTTGCGACTCGTCATGTTATTGAATCAATAAAGAAAACTGGAACAAAACTAGAACCTATCATTCTACCCGCTACCACACCAAAGACTATTGGTGAGGGGATAGACCAGTTGGATATGAATGGTGTTGCATGGACATATCCTCTAGATGAACACCAAGACGGTCTTGATATGAAAACAGGACTACGTCTCACCCACTACAAAACTGCGAATCATCAAAACAGGGTTGCGTGTATGATATCTCATATGAGATGTTGGCAGAAAGCAATCGACCTTGATGAGACTATTGTTGTACTGGAACACGATGCATTATTTATTGATTCTTTTCTGCCTGAGGACTTGACTTCTGAATGGAAGGGTGGTATAATAGGCTTAAATGACCCAAGAGGTGCAACTAGAAGGTCTCAAGAGTTTCATAGAAAAGTATCTAGTTATGTGGGTCTACAATCAGTACCATCTATAGATGATTGGGATGTACCTCAAGGTTTAGCTGGTAACTCAGCATATATGATATCACCCAAGGGTGCTAAGAAACTTATAGATAAAGTTAAAGAAATAGGTATGTGGCCAAACGATGCATTAATGTGTAAACAGATGTTCCCTTGGTTACAGGTAGTATATCCGTACTACACAACTATACAACGAGGGTTGAAATCAACAACAACATCATGAAAGCATTTGTAATTACAATATTAGAAAACAAACATTCGGTTGAGTCTGCGAATAAATGCATTGAGTCTGGTAAACGTCATGGACTAGAGATTGAGAAGTTTGACGCAATCACCCCCGCAGATAATCCTGTGGAACTGTTAAAGACTAGAGGCATCGACCCTATACAATTTGATGAGAAATATTCTCGTAGTTTGAATTGTATTTCTGCATTCCTATCACACTACGCATTGTGGGAGATGTGTTCGAAAGGTAATGAAAACTTTGTTATCTTTGAACATGACGCAATCATGGTTGACAGGATTCCCCCCGCACATCCTAACTATGTGATGAACCTTGGACACCCATCATATGGTAAGTGGAACACCCCAGAGATGTTGGGTATCAATCCCCTAACAACTAAAAATTATTTCCCAGGCGCACATGCGTACATGGTTACTCCCGCAGGCGGAAGACTGTTGGTGGAGAATGCACCGATGTATGCAAAACCTACAGATGTATATTTAAACAAAACAACATTCCCTTGGTTACAAGAGTGGTATCCTTTCATTGCAGAAGCACGAGACACATTTACCACAATACAGGTGGAAGAAGGATGTCTCGCTAAACACAATTGGAAAGAAGGATATGAAATCATCAATGCATGAAGTATTTTTAACAGGGTGTGATAAACACACCGAATGGCAACTCCCGTGGTTCATAGAGAACTACCGCAAACACAATACTAAACCTATTTTACTTGCAGACTTTGGTATGGAAAAGAACACCCGTGCCAAGATGGAGTCTGAGTTTGACCTCATTATAGATGTTAAAAGTGAGGCCCAAGGGTGGTTCAAGAAACCTCGTGCGATACTTGATGCAACTAAGTTAGATGCTGTAGAAAAGGTATGTTGGATAGACACAGATTGTGAGATTGTAACTAACATCGAAGACATCTTCACTCGCACAGTGTTCGGCAAACTCTCAATGGTAGAGGACAGACCGTGGACAGTGCGTAGACCCGACATGGGCAAATGGTACAACTCTGGTGTTGTTGCGGTTACTGGTACACCCAATATTCTAAAGGCATGGGCAGACGAGTGTATTCGTAATCCTGTACAGGGAGACCAAGAAGTACTTTATCTCATGATGAACGGAGACGAGATTTATAAGATGACGTGCATAGAACCTATGCCACATCATTATAATACTTTACGGTTGGACTATATAGATGGTATAAACGTAGGAAACCCAAGGATTATCCATCACACGGGTAAGGTTGGTAATGAAACAATAAGGAGACAGATGAATGAGTTATCTACTTGAGGCGTTAGTACAACGTCTAAACGGAGACATTGCAGTTGCGAAAGCGAACGTTGATGTCTATATAAAAAACAGTGCGGGTATCGGGGAACATCCTGATATCATTGGTGCAATAGAAACTCAAGTTGAGTTGATTGCAGCTGCAGAAGAAAAAATAGAAACAATCCATAATCATTTTGGATTTGGGAAAAAATAATGTATGAATACAGAACAAAAGTGGTACGTGTTGTCGATGGTGATACCGTTGACGTTGACATCGATTTGGGGTTTGGTGTTTGGCTTCGTAAGTCCAGAATCCGCCTACTTGGTATAGACACTCCAGAGTCACGAACACGTGACCTCGTGGAAAAGAAATATGGACTTGCCGCTAAGGAATTCCTCAAGAAAACTCTAGGTACAACACCTATTCTTAAAACAACAAAAGATGGTAAGGGTAAGTTCGGACGTATCCTTGGTACATTTATTGTTGAACATGAAGGTGGGATTCGAGTTGATATCAATCAGTATTTGGTTGATAATTACCACGCAGTACAATATCAAGGTCAATCTAAAGAGATTATTAAAGACCAACACTTGGCGAACAGAGAACTGGTACAACTATGAAAGTCTTACATAACAACGTCCTTGTGACAAATGCAGAAGTTGAAGAGAAGACTGCGGGTGGTATTATCCTATCGGGTGATATCTCTACAGGTAATAAACCCGCAATAGTTATTGCGGTTGGTGAGAGTGTAACAAACGTTTTACCTAAACAAAAGGTTTATCTAGATTGGCCAAAAGCAATGGCAGTTGAAATTGATGGACTAAAGTGTGCAGTGATTGATGAAATACACATCAAACTAATTATAGAATAGAGCAATATATGAGAGTAAATGTTTTAGGTAACGGTGATAATGCTGGTATCTTCGAACGTGGTACTAAGGGTAAGTTACTAATATGTAACATGCCTCCATTTGAGATACCACGTAATGAGGTTCATGCAACCTGTATGGTAGACTTCAAGATGATGAAGGCACTACAGGAAGGACATATCAAACTAGATATGTACGACTGGATTCTGGGTACAAGACCTCGTATCTGGATGGAACAATCTGGAACCTTTTATCTTAAATACTCACATCTTATTAAGGGGTTCTACCAACACGTACCAGATTATGCTGCTACTAGTGGTGACCCACGAATGGCTGCAACTAATTTTAATTGTGGTCACATGGCAGTTCATTACGCATGTGCAAAGATGAAGGCTACAGAAGTTCACATCTACGGGTTTGACAGTATCTTTGATATGAACTTAGATAGTTTCACCGATTTAATATTAGAGTCAGACCGTTCTACCAACAACACAGTAAGACTTGCTGGCAACTGGAGACCTATCTGGACAAACATGTTCAAAGAGTTTCCTAACGTGAAGTTCCATTTATATCATTGTCATAACAACATTAAGATACCTATCGGGGACAATGTAGAGATTCACTCAAAAAGATAGCTTGACTTAGGTAAGTAAGTCTGTTATAATAGTGTTATTGCCTCCGTAGTTTAACGGATAAAACAGTCCGCTACGAACGGACAACTCGTGGTTCGATTCCATGCGGGGGCGCCAATCAGAAAGAGACAGATTATGACGGAAACAGAAGTTGGAATTAATTACAAGTTTTTTAAGATGTGTGCGGGACGCAAGTTTTCCGACATGTCATGGACGGAATTAAAATACTATAGGGACATGTTAACTAATGGCCAGAAGATGGCAGTAGTAGGAACCGATGGTAGATTAATATATGTTGAAGAATAAAACGAACGAAACTTACAGAGAGTTCATGGCACGAAAGTACAAAGAACTTACAGGGACGGAACAGGTCAATGAGTTTGAGAAAATCCTCATTGACGCTAATCCTTTGATATTACGTATTGAGTCTTTAGAAAAAAGGTTGAAAGAGTTGGAAAAGAGGGTTGATTAACCTCTCTTCTTCTTTTCTCTCTCTTGTTTAATCCATGCCTTTGCTTTGGCATTATCTGGTGCTTTACCTAAGAACTTCTTAACATCTTTGTACGCACGGAGAGTTTCTACTTTGAAGTCTTTACCGTTAGAGTTATCAACGATAAGCATATTGGGTTTACCAAAGAAAGTCTGGAATGCACCTATGTTCTTTTGAACGGTCTTCCAGTAGTTGGTAACTTCTTTCTCACCAATGGTACGGTCACGAGCGGCATCACGTGCAATTGCAGTATCAAGGTCAGTGTTAACAAATATCATTGCGATATCATAACCTAAGTCTTTCATTGCTTTTGCTTGTTTCTTGACCTTTTCAAAGTCTTTACCAGTTCCATCAACCACAACACCAAGTCTACCCATAAGGTATCTTGCTTGTTTTTTACCAGTAAGTGCCTTTGCACGACCACGGATGTCTTGACCTTGAACTGAGAAAATATTATCGGGAGACATTTCAAGTCCCGCCTTTTTCATTGCAGTTTCATATGCGTCATCTGAGTTTACAACTTTCAGACCGAGGGCGGGGAGACCCGTTTTCCCGACAATGAAGGACTTACCACTGCCTGGCCCGCCTGCTAGGAAAACCGCTTTAAAGATTGCGGGGTCATCCACACCCTCTGTCATAAACTTTTTAAATTTAATCATTAGAGAATCCACACCAGTAATAGTGCGATTACAAATCCTTCGATTGCAGCAATTGAACGTAGTCCAAGTCCTGTACTCTCTGATACGATTTCACACACTTCGTCATGTTTGTCCACAATGATAGATGGGATTTCTTTAATTTTGTTTATGATAGTTTCCATTACTTTCTCCTAGTAAACCTTAAATTCGTTTCTAATAACTGTTCCGAGATGAGGTAATATGTAACGAAGTTTCTCCGCACCATTAGCTAAGTCACTCGTAGTTAAATTAGTCATGTTGTTATTTATATATTCCGCAAGTTCGGATATGTCCTGTGTCTCACCCACCAATCTATTCGGTGTTACTGGTAAATCTTTATTGAAGGCTATTGCATATTCGGTATCATGACCATTNGTATCTCTCTGTCCGTGAAAACTGTCGATGAGGTCAAAGTCCTCAGTACACATTGATGCAAAGTCTGCTTTGATATCAGCTGCATTAAACTCTTCACCTTCAGTTATGGGAATACCCGCTAAGAATACTGCATCAAACTTCTCGTCTGGTATAGGGTCTACCGAGTATGTATCGTCACCCATAACATATGGTTTGTTACAAGTGATTCGTTGTACATCAAAATGTCTAACAATGTTTCTTGCAAAGCTTTGGTGTGTGGATGGGTATGCAACATGCACATTAACATCTACTTCGAAGTAATCCGATATGATTGGCCAAATATTATTTACGATATTGTAATGAATTCTACCATTAGTATTGTCGTACAGTTCAGGAAAGTTGGTATTACGGAATGAATTGACCAACAACACATTACTATAACCACGCATTCCAATGATGTTATTAACCATGATACTCCAGAAGATTAAAGGATTAATTGCCTTTTCTTGTTCTCTGAAATCATATGTGGGGTCAGCTGCCATAAACTCTTGTATGGTTTTCCACAACTCTTGATAAGTTGCCATATTAACCATAATAGTTTTGATTTGTTGTCCGTTCTTTCCAGTGACTACGTCAAATATGTTTCTGTGATTGTTCATTTGTATACTCTGTAAAATTCATTAATGTTTTGTATATTATCACCCAACCGATAATACATAGACCATTCCTTCGCTTTTTTCTCTCCCGTTATTATTAATTGAAGAGGTACTTTTAGGTTTGGATGATATAGTGGTTGCATGGCATTCACACATGATATGTATCGTTTTACTTGTTGGGTCAAGTCTAGTCTTTTGCCCCTGATTGTTCGTGAATTTTTTCGATGCACATCAATGAGAGTAAAGTCTTCGGTACAATACTTTGCAAACTGTTTCTTCACATCTGCTAAATTATGTTTATGCCCACTTCCCCCACAACCCAGTAGTACCACTGCATCAAACTTTACACTAGTCTTTAATCTTACGGTGACGGGACTACCCACTTCAAAATGGTTTTCTATTGGAATCATGGGAATGTCCCAATTTTTGTATACCTTACTGTATAGATGACCATCTGAAGTTATTGTAACATAGGCCTTACCCGCAGACTCGTTTGCAGCGTGTACTACAGGTGTAAGTAGGTCGCCTGCATTGTCGATTGGTTGATACCGTCTACTGCGTAATCGGTCATTTCTGATAGGACTAGTAACAAATAAGATGTTCTCATAACAACCCTGTGCAATCATACCATCAATAACAGATGCGTCTGTAACTAATGTTGACACGTCCATGTTCTTGTTGTCACGATGATTAATCCCTTCCATTAAACTTGACACCAACTTTTCTTTCGCACTCATGTTTATGAGGTGATTGTGGGTATCATCCTTTGGTTGGGTCTTATATAAGAGCATTACTTAGTCCCTTGGTAAATCTTTTGGATATGTGTCTCAAACTGTTCTATCTTCTCAGTACGGTTAGGCCAAAGAATGTATTCCTTCTCTGGGTTTAACTTCAGATTATTCAACAGTGGTTGAATCGCATTAAAGAGAGAGTCTAGTTTTTCTTGGGCTTCAGAGGCAGATGAAGATACGTTCGCAACAGTTGCCTGTGCGTCCTTGACTGCGTCAAGTTCGGTCTCATCTACAAGGGTAAACCCAAAATCAAATAAATCGTCTGCCATAATTGTTCTCCTGTCCTTCTATTTATACAAAATAATGCTTGACAATGTGTGGTTTTTCCTGTATAGTTACTATATATCCTGAAAAATAGAGAGATGATTATGGAACCAACGCTACTAAACCCTGATGACCGCAGTGAATTTGAGGTATTTGCACAGGAAATGTATCAAGAGAACTGTCGTGAACGTGACATTTACAACGAACCCCTGTTGACATATGAAGAATATGTTGAAAAAAACACGGAGTTTTTGCTTGCCAATATGAGCAAAGTGTAGTATAATACTTGTATTGATAATGAGAAAGGTAATTGATTATGTCTGAAGTAAGCTATGTAGTTCGTTGTGCCGAAACCGAGAAACCCCTAGCAGGTTTCTTTACTCCCTGTTATTCACGTGAGTCTGCGTTTGCATACCAATCACAACTAGAGAACTATGGGTATGAGAATACCTATGTTGTTGTTCGTAGAGAGAGTACCGAGGTCACTGGTATGTATCAGGAACGTGAAATCTTCAATACGGAGGTATACGTATGATTACCTTTGCGACCCAAGAACGGATTGACGTTCTGACCGAGAAGTTTGAAATACTCACCGAGGGTATGGAGAACTGGAAGATGCCGATTGATACGGTAATTCCAATCCGTGAACTAAACGATTATCGTGACGCATGTGAGTGGTTTACTGGTTCCGAACTCTATGTCGTTAAACAAGTGAATGAACCAAACTTTGGAGACATGCGTGTAAAAGCGAATGGATACTATAATGCAATCGGAAGCTAGAGAAATGAAAGGTGGGTGTATGGTTGAGAAAACCGATATGCCTGAAGTAGATGGGTATCAACTCGTTTACAAATTTGATAATGGTTATGGTGCATCTGTAGTCAAACACAACTTCTCTTACGGAGGTAAGAGTGGTCTGTACGAACTTGCTGTGCTTGACAATGAAGGTGGGTTGTGTTATACTACACCCATAACTGAAGATGTTGTCGGTCACCTAACAATGGGTGAAGTCGATAAACTTCTTGTGGAGATATCACATCTATGAACATATTCCATTTAGACCAAGACCCTACGATTGCCGCACAGATGATGTGTGACAAACACGTGGTCAAGATGGTCACCGAGTACGGCCAAATGTTGTCTACTGCACATCGTGTACTAGACGGTGAGTTGTACATAGACAAGACTAAGAATGGTCGCAACATCAAACGGTGGAGACTAAAACCAACTGCACAAGAAGAACTCTTGTACAAGGCATCTCATGTCAATCACCCATCTAATATTTGGGTACGTGAGAACGACAAGAACTATCGATGGTTGTACAAACACTTCCGTGCATTGTGTGATGAGTACACCGTGCGATATGGAAAAGTACATATGACCGAGGAAAAACTTAGTGGTCAGTTATGGTTTGCGCCACGCAATATCAAACAAACAGTGACCACAACCAAATTCGCACAAGCAATGCCTGAGTATTGCAAACGTGAAGACCCAGTAGAAGCATACCGTTTCTACTACATCAAAGAGAAGGTAGACTTCGCAAAGTGGAAGAATACCGAAACACCAATATGGTTTAAGGAGGGATGCAATGCGCTTTAAAATAAAGAGTAGAGTGTTCAACTTTAGTAATCAATGGACATGGGAACGTACTATATGGTTAACCCCATCTGTAAGTATAGACTTTAACGAAGGTTTTTGTCTAGATGTCTCGTTCCTGATATTCAAGTTTTACACTTATACTGATTGGCAACTGGACATTAACTATGGAGAATGAAATGACCTATGAAGAAATCGTTAACACCTTACGTGAAGGTGTGGTGAACTTATCGTTTACGAAAGTAAAGGATGGACAAGTTCGTGAAATGAGAGCGACACTGGTATCCGAACAGATACCACAGGATAAAATGCCTAAGACTGACGCTAATGCAAATACTGAGAAGAACCAACTTGCGGTTCGTGTATTTGATTTAGATGTACAGGACTGGCGTTCGTTCCGTGTAGATTCGCTCTTGACTTTTAGTGCCGTATAAACTATACTATATAATATATGGTCAAGAAAAAACTAACACCAGCGCAGAAAGCTAAAGCGACTAGAGATGCCAAGAAACAGGCAGCTCTGACCGAATTAGGATATGAACGTAAAAAGGTGAAACGCACACGTAAACCGATGTCCCCCGAACAGAAGGCAGCTGCAGTCGAACGTCTTGCAAAAGCACGTGAGGCACGTGGCGCTGACGGAAGTAAATCTGTACATAAGGACATTAGAGATTTACCCGAAGACCATTTCCTTCATTGGAAGAAAGTTAAAGCTTGGTTGAAATCTAATCAAGACCAACTCAAAGGAATGAAGGCATGGAAGAATTCCAAGGTCGCTAAGGAACGTGCGGAGTATATTGACCTATCAACCTACGTTTCCAACATGAAGAGATATCTTAGTGGTGGTAACTGGAGTGACTTTAGGTATGGTGAACAACGTGAGGGTCGTGTACAAAAGGTGTGTGTCGCTATGGCATATCATTCGGATGGCACACCCAAACGTTCTTATAATACTTGGTATCCTGATATTGCACAAGTCTGGACTCGTGAACTTGAAGAAGAGTTCGCAAAGGATTCAGACTATGCAAATCAATTCAATGCTCAAGTGAAGGTTAAACCAGAGATTGATGAACCAGAGGTTGATGATGAAAGTTGATATGATAGTCGGTGGAGTAGATTCCTCGCAAGAAGAGTCTAACTTTATGAACAAGAAGAAATTCACCAAGATGGTGGAGGACTGTGTAAGAACAAAGTCTATGTCATACATGGACACGGTTGTTTATCTGTGTGAACAGAACAACCTAGAGATTGAAGATGTCAAGAAATATATTGCCATCTCAATAAAAGAGAAAATAGAAATGGAAGCAATGAAGTTGAATTTTCTCGAAAAGAGTGAAACTTTGCCAAATACTAAATAGTAGCTTGACAATGTTTCTATATTATGATACACTTAATACTCATAATACAAATAATACGCAAATAATACGGAGAATACAAAATGTCTTTTGCAAATTTAAAATCTAATTCCCTAGACGTTTCTAAGTTGGCAGCTGCCGCTCAGGAAGTTTCAGGGGTAACTCAATCCAAAAACAAGTACGAAGATTTACGCTTCTGGAAACCAACTGTTGATGACAACGGTAATGGTTTTGCACAGATTCGTTTCCTTCCTGCTGCGGAAGGTCAAGAACTACCTTGGGTACGTTACTTCGACCATTTCTTTAAAGGCCCTACTGGTCAATGGTATGTTGAGAAGTCTTTGACTACTCTTAACAACAATGACCCAGTGAGTGAATATAATTCACGACTCTGGAACAGTGGTATCGATGAAGATAAAGAGACCGCACGTAAACAGAAACGTAGACTACATTACGTAGCTAACATCATGGTGGTCAGTGACCCATCCAATCCTGCCAATGAAGGTAAAGTATTCCTTTACGACTTTGGTAAGAAAATCTTTGACAAGATTATGGATGTGATGCAACCACAATTTCCTGGCGAAACTCCAGTAAATCCATTCGACTTCTGGTTGGGTGCAGATTTCCAACTGAAGATTCGTAATGTTGCGGGATATCGTAACTATGACAAATCGGAGTTCAAGTCCACTTCTGCATTGTTTGATGCTGATGAGACTAAACTTGAAGCAACTTATAATCAGTTGCATGATACGTCAGAGTTTGTTGCAGAGAGTTCATACAAATCGTATGATGACTTGAAAGCACGTCTTGAGGTAGTACTAGGTCAGGCGACTGGCGCTGGTGCGACTGCAAAGAACGATGCGTTGTCTCAGACTGCTGAGACCGCACCAATGAGAACTGCTGAACCAAAGGTAGTTCAACAAGGTGCTCCTGAACCAGTGATTAATGAAGCGGAAAGTGATAAAGATACTTTATCCTACTTCGCAAAGTTAGCTGCTGAGGACTAAGTACTATAGTAGTTGAAAAGGGGAGACTTCGGTCTCCCTTTTTTTATGCCGATTTATCTAATGGGTCAGTAGCAGGTTCAGACGGTGCTATTGTACTGCTTGAATTACTAGAGGTTGTTTTAGTAGAGTTGTCTTGCACCACAGTCACATTACCTGCCCCACCACCTGAGTTCGCATTTGACTCTGATTGTGCGGAAGTCATTGCAGCATTCCTTGGTGTTCCAAACCCTAATGCAGAGTTGACCTCAGTCATTACTTTATTAATCTGTGGAACTTTTAGTGATGGGTCAAGGATACCGTTTCGGAAATCAATCTTCTTGTTGATTCCGCTTGTTTCAAATTCAATTGGTTCACCAGCTGGGTTACCGTTTGCAAGACCATCTAATAGACGTGGAAGATGACCCAAGTCATCCAACATTCCCGCAATATCGATATTACCGCCTTTAAATTCAATACCAGAAAGTTTCTCCATTGCAATTTTTAGTCTATCGATACCAGTTGCAGCTCTGTTTATCTGTTCTGATTTATCACCGATTGCCAATATCTTTTCGATAGGACTCTTTCCAGGCGTAAAGAATTCTATAACACCAACAGCCATGTTTGTGAGTGCCGCACCGATACCACCAGCAGTGAAGTTTTTAAGACCATCACCTAAATGTCCAAGACCAATTCTGACCTTATCTGCTTTTAAGTCAAAGTCGCCACCTACGTGTTCACTGATTGACATTAGTTCAACAACATTACTCTTTATTGATGCACCCATGTCAGGTTTCATGAATCTAGAGATTCCCGCACCAACACCAAACACAGCAAGACCAGCACCTATGCCAGCCATTGTGAGACCAAATGTCCCACCATCTTCCAACAAAGCAATATTACCACCCAGTTGGTCTTTTAATGATAACAAGACTACTACATTATCTACAATGGATTTGGCCCACTCTGGATTGGAGAAGTTATTGAGTCCGTTCGCTAGTCCAGCGATACCAGAACCCATACCAAACACAGCAAGACCAACACCGATACCAGTCATTGATGCTAAGAATGTGCCACTGTCTGCCAACAAAGCAATATTACCACCAAGTTCATCCTTGATTGATAATAGTGTGAGTACGTTGTCTTTAATACTTTGAGAGAAACTTGTACCTTGTGACATTTTAGATAACGCATCTGGTAATCCAGCACCAACACCAGCTACGGCAGAACCCAGTCCAAATACCGCAAGACCCGCTGCGATACCAGTCATTGCAAGGAGGAACGTGGCACTATCTCCAAGGAATGCACCCGCTCCACCCAGTTCTTTTTCGATGGACATTAAGGTAACTACGTTTTCTTTTACACCGTCTGCCCAGTTGGTAGAGAACTTGTCTAGTAGTTTTTGTGACATACCAGCTACAGTACTACCCGCACTGAACACGGCAAGACCAATACCAATACCAGCCATTGCAAGTGTAAAGGTTCCACCTTTCTTAAAGAATTCCCCAGCACCACCAAAGTCGTCTTGTATTGATAACAACCCTTTAACATTTTCCTTGATTTTATCAACGTCCATGTTATTGAGTTCTTTTAGGAACATCCCAGCACCACCAGCGAGAAGACCCGCACCAGCCAGTATTGCACCACCACCTACTAATGCACCCGATAGGGTCTTACCAATCATCCCCATAAGACCTTTGCCACCTTTCACAGCAGACTTTCCAGTCTTCTTCGCTGTTTCTTTGGCAGAATCTTTTAATGCACCAAGAGATGATGCCATTCTTTGAAAGATTGTTCGTTGTTCTTTTTCCTTTTCTAAGTCATCACCAGCAGTTGATGCTTCATCATCCATAGATTTACTATACAGCTCGGCAAGGTAATCCAACTTGTCACCAAGTGAATCAGAAATGTGGTTCGAGTTTTTAACGTCATTTGCACCATTGAGTTTTAACTCATTAATGACACCACGCAGAAGATTCTTCTGAGTCTTTGCGTCTCTACCCGCCCCTTTTTCGGGATGCATTTCTTCCATTTCTACTTACCCTGTTGTTGTCTATGTTTCTCGTTTTCTTCTTTGATATGCTCAGTGAGAAGAGTTACGTAAACTTCCCTTTCCCACGGCATCATCATTTCAAGTTCAGTCAAACTGTAGTGATGATGTTGCATTAACGAAAAATTAGTTTCATAAAAATTTATGAGACTATCATGAGAAAGGTTTACTAAAAAAAATCAGTAAAGCCTGATAACGTTTGTTTATTCTTTGTCTTACACTCAGTACAGTTAAATTCAATATCTTTTGTTAATGTAGGGATATCACGTACAAATTCACTGACTTCTTTGAACTGACCACCAGTCATAGAGTCAACGAAATCTCGCAGTTCATCTTGAGATACGTCAGATGCTGAGATGTTCTCATCGTCAGTCTGAATACTCTTGACACTGTATACAATCAATTCAATCAATTGTTCAGTTTGTGATAAACCTTCTTTCATGCCCATAAGAACCGAAGCAGAAGGATAACCCATTTCAACGTGGATGTTTTCCTGTAGCTCGATTGTTTGTGACGGTTTTTTCATATCAATTTCAATTTCTTCGATGTTCACTGAAACTTCGTTCTTATGTGAACACTCAGTACACTCAATCGATAACTTACTAGATTCACCTACGGACTTACTACGTAGTTTGGTGAACATGTATTCCACATCAAACGTTGTAAGTTCTCTTGTTTTAATATCATCATCGACACAAACCTCAATCGTATCAATAATTGCTTTCATGGCCTGAGTCATATCATTACTCTCAAATGCCATTAGAAGAACTTTCTCTTCTTTTACTAGGTACGGACGGAATCTGACCGTCTTTTTAGATGATGGGATAGTCATCTCGTACTTAGGATTCCCATTCAGTTTAGGTAGTGCCATTATATTCTCCAAATAATATTATAAAAATTTTCTAATTAATTCGCCTGCGAGACCTTCTATGAAGTTGTCGCTTGCGTCTCCACCTTTGGACTTCCAGTTCTTGTATGACATTTGTACTGTCACTTCAAGTAATTGTCCGTCATCACTCAACTCAATTGCATTCAATGTTGTTGGGTAAGCCTTATCTAGGACTAAAGTATAAGTGATATCGTCTCCGAATATCAAATTTAAATCAAACTCGCCTTGTGCAAGGTCGAGTGGCCCTAGTCTTGGTAATCTACCACGTATGAAAGACGGAATCTTTCCAGCGTTGTAGAGTTCTTTCTTTAAAATAGGGAATGCAGTTCCCTTCTTAATGTGTTGGATAATGACTGGATGTGTGTAGTCATTAAAGTATCCAACCTCTTGATTCTCTTGATTGACTGCAAGATTTTGCCATGTCTCAAAGTATTCTCTCACTTTCATATCATTAAGACAGTGAAAGGTCAGGGTCACATCTTCGTTTGCATAACCGTATGCAACCTTAGTTGTAAAAAGACCCATTTGTTTTTCTGTTGATAGTATCTGTCTGCCAGGCAATGATGTTGCTTTACACAACATATTCATCTCACGTGCATCACCCTTAATTGGTGGTAGGAAAATCTTGTACAGATTTCCCATGGCCATACCGCCACCTTGACCTATCTGTGATTTAAAACTGTCAATTCCAATTGCCATTAGTTTCTACCTATAGCTTTTCTTGAATCTGCATAAACCTTCTTCGAGTTCGCTTTACGGAACTGTGCAGTCGGAAGGAATGTTGCAATCTCCCACTCAGGAGCGGGGACTTCTGCAAATTTACCTTTGACGTGTTTTGCTAGATAATGTTTAAAACAGGGTTCATAGTATCTCAACTTAGAGATTGCCTGTAATTTCTTGTAAGTAATCATAAACTTTGCGTCATCTGTCTTTCTACTGGACGCAGTTTCCATCAAAGAGTCTAACATCTTTGCACGTAGAATGGGAGGAAGGTAATGGAGGTTTAATCCATAGAACCCATCCTTTGCAGGCCCTACCACCACAATCAAAGGAAACAAATCGTAATACGGAAGTGTATCTTTATGTTTTGGGTCATAGAAGAACATCTGCATTGTACCAACCAATCCACTCTTAGATAGGTTTGCTAGTTTTGTTCTTTGTTTGAGAGGGTCTTCTTTCATCAATTGTTGACGATTGATAGACCGCATGTTCTTTGCTTTATTCATAAACCATGCACGAGACTCATCTGTTCTTGGGGTCACACCCGCACGGAACGCCTGTAGTTCTAGTCTGTTGAATATATTACTCATGTCTTTATTTATACCTGTTAGACATCAAATTGAACACTTACACCACAACCACAACTAGATACTTCACGTGGGTTTATGAATTTAAAGTATGAGTTGAGACCTTCGTAGATATAGTCAAGCTTCATTCCGTCTATAAATTGTTGACTCATAGAATCAACGAGGAAACGAAACTTACCATAATCTATAATTAAGTCATCTTCGGTTGGTGCGTCTTCTTTGAATACATATTCGTAACCCACACATCCACCCCCAGTAACACCAAGTCTAACATCTGAGACTTTTTTTACTATGAGTTGATTGATTGCTGAGTCTGTAAGTTCTATATTCATGCACCTATTTATACCTTTTTTATTCTTTTCTTGTAAGGTTTTAAAGGTTTTGTTGATTTAGGAATGAGACTTTTCAATGGTTCATTCTTCTCTGTCCAGATAGAAAATTTCCACCCACGTTCTTTTGCATACTCAGTCGCAGCTTCCCACTTGTTAATGTTCTTGACATAGGTCATACTTTCTGATATGAATCGTTTAGTTCTGCGACTACCAGTAGGTATTCTGGTTTCTTTGTCTGGTTTAATCTCAATCAACCATGTAGACCCGTCTTCCATAACCATCTTTAAGTCCATAAAATATCTGTGATAACGCTTGTCTACCTCATATAGATATGGTATAATGACTTCTTCGGAAGACCACTTAATGACCTTGGGATTATTGTCACACCACTTGAAAGCGTGTTTCTCCCATAGAGAACGATACACCACTTCTTTGGCGTCACCCTCGTACTTGTTTGTATTTTTTACTCTGTATCTGCCCGAATATGCCATAAAAACCTTATAAATAAAGATAAATGATTCTAACCTATTTATCGGACAAATAAAATGACAGAAGCAGCAGAAACTCAAGGAACATCAGCGGCATTAGAAAAGAAAGACCTTGAGTACCCACTAAACAATCCAGAAGACTATAAGGGTCGGATTGTGTTCAATGTTATGAAAGAAGAAGAAACTTTACTAGGTGATGTTATTGGTTCGCTTGGTGCTATGACACAGGCAGTAACAGATGCTGCCTTGTCTACGATAACTGGAAATGAAAACGCAGAGGAAAAACGAGCAGTAATAACACAAGTTGCTGGTGAAGAAGCAGACAAACTACCAGTAACAAAAAGAAAACCTCTTACTGCCTTGGGTAGACAGATTTCCTTGTACCTTCCTGTTGGACTTCAGTTCCGTGATAATGTTATGTATGACAACATGCAACTTGGTGGAATGGGTGCGGCCGCAGAAGCTGGTCTCAAGGGAGGGGGTAGTGCTGTCGCTGCGATTTTAGAACAAACGGGTAAGACTATCAGTAACGCTATGAGTGGTGGTGGAGCGAGTGATGCCGCAAAACTAGCAACCACAAAAATCATGGGTAGGTTTGGAGATGAGATTGGTGGTGCATTCAAGAGTGCTGGTCAAGTAACAACAAACCCCAACACACGAGTGTTATTCAAAGAAGTGGGACTTCGTGAGTTCTCATTTGCATTTAAGTTTATTTCAACATCCGCTCGTGAGGCCGAAGAAATAAAAGAAATTATTAAACTGTTCCGAACAGAACTATACCCAGAAGATATTAATGTTACAGTCGGGGGTAGTCAGGTATCTGTCGGTTATCGTTTTCCAAACAAGTTTCAACTCAATATAGAGTATGATGGAGAAGAGATTGCAACTAGAATCAAACCATGTTACTTACGAGATATTGGTGTGACATATAACAATACTGCGATGGCAATGCACGCTGACGGTAACTTTCAAGAAATTGAAATGACATTGGCGTTCCAAGAAACAAGAACACTCAACAGAAAAGATGTTGAAGAGGACGGATTCTAATGACAACTAAGTACTTTAAAAACTTCGGATACACCGCATATAAATTTGGTGATAATGAGAAACCCGTACTATTCCCCAACATAAGTCAATACGTTGATATCATTGATGGACTGAAAGATAATATTTCTTTCTATAACAAACATACAATCATATCAGGGGACAGACCAGACACATTATCTTATAGACTTTATGGTACAACCGATTATTATTGGACATTCTTTTTGATGAATGACGATATGCGTATATCAGGTTGGCCCATTGCAGCATCCGACTTATTGGATGCAACCAAAGAAAAATATCCATATCGTACAGTGACAACAAACGCAAACTTATCCGAATCATTTGAAGTCGGACAGATTGTTACTGGTAATGTCTCTGGAACAGTGGGTAAAATCATAAAACGAAACTTGGATATGGGTCAACTAATCATCGATACTTCTTTAACGCCAGGCGCACACTTTGGTAACTTACCCAACCTAGAAAACTTTGGTTCTACTGAAAACATTTTTTACCAATCAGCAGAGGGTGCATTCTATACTGCAACTTTAATTAAAGAATCTGAACAGTATAACGCTGTGCATCATTACGAAGACAGTAAAGGACTATATGTAGACCTGCCCATATACGACTTTGGTAATACTGGTCAATTAAAACCAGTGACGTATCGTGACCGTGTCCTTGACAAAAATGAAAGGTTAAAAGAGATTGTTGTTTTAAAACCCAGTGTTATCGATACAGTCGTTGCAGAGTTTAATAATTTCCATCTAGGTGTATAATGTCAAAGAATACGTCTCAGAGTCAACAGTATAAGATTACAGAAGCACTGATTACCGCAGACCGTTTTGGTGCAGAGGTATTGGGGTTTGATGTAAGAACTTCTATTGCAGAATTAAATCTATACGAAAGTCTAGACAAACCGTACCTCACTGGTACTATTGTTATGCTTGACGATAAAGCATTATATGATAGAATAAATTTTCAGGGAACCGAAAGGTTAACGATTACGATGGCCTCGGTTGACAATGATTTATCAACCGTAATGAAACGTACCTTTATAATGACGGGTATAGAACGTCAAGTGAAGTCAAATTCAAATGGTAAGTCTAGTATGATTGTATTCACACTACTGGACGAACATGCATTTCTTTCAAACCTAAAAAAGATTAGTAAGTCGTTTAATGGACGTATCGATGAGATTTTGATTAAATTACTTGCAACTGAATTAGGATTGGATATAGACCTATCCTACTTGTTTCTACCAAACGGTAAACGAAACTTACCCCTACAATCAAACATGAAAGGTATCATTCCCAACTTAACTCCAATCGCTGCGATTAATTGGTTAACTCAGAGAGCAACAACCGTTACAGGTTCTCCATTCTTTACCTATGCTTCTATGCATGATAACAATCTGCGTCTAGGTAATCTGGATGCAATGTTGAAACAACCCGCATTCAATGAGAAGTTACCTTACACATACAACCCAGCAAACGTTGCGGGTGCGGAAGACCAAACAGAATTCGAGAAGACCTTCATCATTAAAGCATTCACGGTATCAAAACAAGCGAATACACTGAAGTTAATTCAGGACGGTGCAGTTACATCTACAATGCAAAACACAAATTTAAATACTGGTTTGGTAAGTAAGAATCACCACAGTGTTAGAAGTGTATTAAATAAACTAAAACAGGATACTATTATTGGTGACAATCAAAATGTATTTGATAAGGACTTTGTAATCGGAGATATACCAATAGACGAACACAGTTCCCATGTCTACCATACAGTAACATCTTCGGGGACTTATGGTAGATTTAAATCTTACCACGATGAATACACTGGCCCAAAACTAAAGAAGAAACTGGAAAGACGTTCTATATTGAATCATCTATATAAAAACATGATGAGTGTAACCGTAGAAGGTGCGGGTTTTATTATTTCCAAAGCTGGTGTTGGTGATGTGGTGAACCTAATGATTGCTAATGACAACACAGAGAGTTCTATTGCTGCGGGTAAAGAAGAACTGATTGACAAGTCTAAGTCTGGTGACCATATCATCTACGACACACGACACACTTTCCGTGGTACAAAACACGAAGTGGTAATGAATGTTGCCAAATTGGAGAGGTTGGATACAGTATGAAACCAATTCTATCAGAATTTTATGGAGATAATACACGATGGTTTATTGCAACCGTTGTGGATGCATCTCCACCATATGGTTTCGAGGGACGTGTAAAGATTCGTGTACACGGATTACACACCCCATCTACTAGGTTGATACCACAGGCAGACCTTCCTTGGGCACAATGTGTTGTTCCAACTACAGAAGGTGGTGCATCTGGTATCGGACGAATGCCACAACTACAACCAAGTGCATTGGTATTTGGTATGTTTATGGATGGTGTAAACTCACAGACACCTATTGTATTGGGTTCTCTACCTCATGTTGAGTATCCTTCTACAGTACAAATTGGACAATCTTCCGAAGACCTCACAGCAGATAATAAACCAGAAATTGTGTGGGAAAATGTTGCAGAAGAAAGTGCGCCACCAAAAACCGATATTGCGAATGAAAATACGGGAGATATTTCTATTGGTGTTCGGAGAGATAGGGAAAAGACTGCCGTATCATTCTTCTTGAATCTAGGTTATTCTATTAAACAAGCAATAGGTATTACTGCGGGACTTAGTTTTGTTTCTGGTATGATAACTGGAGTTAATACTCAGTCACGTGGAATAGGTGCATTCACAACTCTTCGTTACACTGAGTTGAGTAAGTTTTCGAATGATTATAATAACTTTCTTACTCAATTATCCTTCATTGCATACGAGTTAAACGGAACACAGACCAGTACAAACATAAGACTACTTAATTCTGATATACTAAATGATAAGGGCATATGTTATATTGTCTCTAAATATTATTTAAATAGACCAGACCAAGAATCAATATCGGGTATTGAATCGGCTGCACAAATATTAATTGACAGGATATCATAATGGCACTTGATAAACAAAATCTAAATGTACTTCTTGGTGCAGAGACTCGTAGAAAAGGAACAGTCGAAGCACGGTTCATTGAGAAGGGTACACTTGCGACCCAAGAAACTTTTGCCAAAAGAAACACCGTGTTGGGTAGAAAAGACGGTGAAGTTCTCAATGGTATTAAGTCATTAGGACAGACTACTAATTCGAGTGAAGAAGTAATTACCAGTGCTATTGGTTTGGTAACAGACCAGATGGTAGGGATTAGTGGAATAAAGGCAAACGCTATAACCGCAACCTTTGATACTGTCCTTGATAGTGATGGTAACTTCCTAAGATATAAGTTACCTACGGATTCTGCTGGTAGTCTTGCACTCGCATCTATTACTGCGGATAGTAATGGTGAACTGTTTCGTGGTGTTGGTCGTGATTCAGATGACGCTGCTCGCTCGTTCGGAACAAAATCAACTAATGTTACTGCATTGACAGGTCTTCCCGCACTTAGAGCGAACGTTCCTACAGCTGCACTTGCAGTTGTTTCGGATGGCACTCCACAAAGTATTGCAGAATGTATAAAGATTGTTGACAGTAAAAAGGCAGCAGACCTCGAAGAGATTAAAGGGTTTACCGATATCATTGAAGCAATGAAACCTCCTGCTTCCGTAAGTGGTGGACTCTTCGGTAAGATTAGTCAGGCAATGAGTGCTATTAGTTTAGCTGGTGGTTTGAGTCAAACACTTGGACAGATTGCTCCTATCGGCGCCTTGAATGACGAACTGAAAGCAACCTTTAGTACTGTCGAAGACTCAATTAAAGCTTTTAAATTGCCAGGCAATATTGGTACTGTTGATGAACTCATTACATTGTCAAAGAATGTTATGTCAATCCCAGGCGAATTATTAGCAACCGCTGGAGATGCGGTCACTAATATGACTGACCAGTTTGCCCAAGACGCAATAAACAAGTTTCAGTCCTACAAGGATGAGTTGTCAGAGTTTGCTGATGTTCAAGCGGTACTTGACACAGATTTGGCAGATGTAAAGACTGCGTTACAAGAATTTGACGAGGCCGCACAGACTTTTGATACCAACTTTGATACAAGAACAGATGAGGGATTAGGTGGAGTTCTACAAAACTTTGCAGAAAAATTATCAGGTGCCGCATCCGCATATATTGAAAACCTAGTGCCTGGCGGTATCTCATCTTCAGAACAAGAAAGGGTAGAGATTCTAAAACAGTTCGCTTCGGGTGACCCAAAACAAGAGAAGGCTGCTGTCAAGACACTCGCTGGAAAATCTCCGAATATCTCAGATAAGATGAAAGAGATTTTGGATAAAGACCCAGACACATCTAATACTTTGGATATGCAAATTGAAATGATTGAGGAGGCCAGAAGGCAAGGCGTCCCAGAACAACAGATTGCGAAAGCACAACAGGAAGTATCTCTTATTGAACAACAGATGCAATTGTTGAATACAACTATCAGTGGTCAAGTTATTATTAATGCAGACCTCTTTGATGAAGGTGAACCTATTGACCAATCCTCTAAATGGGCTGGAAGAAATAGTCCAGACGATATGTTTACTTACATATCTTCGGTTGAAGAATTAGACGCAGAATTTACTAACATATTCCGTCAAGTCACCGAGTTGGTAATTCATGCAACCGATACGGTTACTAATAAAGATATAGGTGCAGTTGAAATAAACAACTTACAAATAGAACTGGGACATGACGGTATTGGGTATCACTATGTTATACGAAGAGATGGTAGACTACAACGTGGTAGACCACCTAACAACATTGGAGACCATGCCACAACCAATGGTCATGACCAGTATTCAATTGGTATTGCGTTAGTTGGTGGTATAAATGTATCTGCGGGCGAAAACAATGCTACAGATTATAGGTCTTCTCAAGCATTTACTAGAGAACAGTTTACGACACTAGAAAAGTTCTGTAATAGTTTCTACCGTAAATATCCAGGCGGTCAGGTGTTTGGTCACAATGATATTGACGTAAGTGAGTTTGACCCATACTTTGATGTACAAGATTACGTAGAATCCATATTTAGAAAAACAAATAAAACAATAGAACCATTATCGACAGGGCCATTGACTCCAACGGAGATTAATAAATCATGACAACAAAGAAAGATAACTACAACCTAAGAGTTGAAAAAATTGGTGAGGGTGTTGAAAACAGTCTTGGAGTTCCAAACGATGGAATGCAAGACCCCACAGGGGAATTTCCTAAGAGGGAATACAACTTTGGGTCTTCTATAAACAAAGCTGCACGTGGGTCTAAAACAAACAATCTCTATGTAGGTGGTGGTGACATTGGTGTACCCTTGGGGATACAACCACAACGTCCTTCCGAATATCCGTTCAACCAAGTACAAGAGACAACATCTGGTCATGTTATTGAACAGGACGATACGCCAGGCGGTGAACGAGTACTGGTAAAACATCGTACAGGTGCGGGTATTGAGATGAGGGCAGATGGTTCTGTTATCATTTCCGCAGTAAACAACAAGGTAGAAGTTACTGGTGGTGACCAAACTGTCATCATTGAGGGTAATGGTAACATGGTCTACAACGGTAACTTGAATATGAAAGTTACTGGAGACTACAATGTTGATGTAGGTGGTAACTACAATGTCAATGTTGGTGGTAGTCTACGTGAGAATATTCAACAGAATCACCGAACTATTACTACGGGTAATAGGGAAGAGACTGTTAAGAAGACTAAGACAAACAGAACCTTGAGTACTGTTACAGATGTTATGTTGGCAGATTATAATCAATTTGTCAAGCTCGACCAAAAGAATTTTGTTGAAGGTAATATAGAGATTGCCGCAGAAGATGCCATCTTCCTATCAGGTAAAGAAGCGTTTGTTGCGTCAAGTAAGAATACCAATATTACTGGTGCCAAGTATGTATCCGTTATGGGACAGAAAGGTGCGATTGGTGGTAGAATGGTTGACTTCACGGGTAATGTGTTTCAGGGTGGTGAAGGCCCTGTTGAGTATAACTCTGGTGCTGTGTTCTACGGAAGCTTTATGGGTAAAGCATCTGAAGCATGGAAAGCGAATAATGCAAACAATGCTGACCTTGCACTTAGGTCGTTTTACGCTTCTAACGCAAAAAACTCGTTGACTTCCGTAACGGCAGGAACATGTGCATCACTTGGTGCGGGTACATTCTCACCCCCAGTTATATTGGCTGCGGGTATTCATTTACCTAAATGGGCAGATAAGTTTCAGTACCCAAGTTCAGGGCCAGCAGAAGTACAGATTACTGGTGAGTGGGTT